GTAATGCGGTAGACGTAACCGAAGAAATCGCCAATATCGTCAGAAGTGAAAGCTGTACCTTTGTAGTGCCAGGGATTCTCATAATCAACCGCCATGCAGATTTCATATTACTCTTTATTATATATCCTCAGAGTATTCAATGATATCCTGTAATTTAAATAGAGATATAAATTCAATTTCATTATTATCCCATACCTTATGATTTTCTTGACGATCTACAATCGCAACAACACGATTTACAATATAACCTGCATTACGTAAAACATTCACTGCCTTGATTGCACTACTACCAGTCGTAGTTACATCCTCTAGCACAGTGACTATTGATCCTTTAGGTGGTTTATTACCTTCAATAACCTCTTTTGTTCCATATCCTTTTGGATTTTTTCTCACAATCAAAGCATCTATATGTTTACCAGAGTAGTATGCTTTCTGTGCAATACCACAAACTAATGGATCAGCACCAAGTGTAAGACCACCAACTGCTTTCGCATCATCTTCTACATGCTCTATCATTAAATGAGATAGGAGTGCATTACCTTCACAAGATAAAGTAACAGGTTTACAATTTATATAATGCTCTGATTCTTTACCTGACGATAAAGTAAATTGTCCATGTTTGTATGCTCTTTCTTTTAAGAGATGTAGTAATGTTTTTCTATGAGTTTCCATTGTGTGTTTTTTCAATTGCTAATAAAGTATCAAGTGGAATCCATGTAGGATTTTCATTATCAAATTGTACTTCAACTTCAGTAAATGTTTTTTGATGAAATCTACTATAGGTTTCTCTAGTGTTTAATACACTACGAAAGGGACTCATCATTTTAACCTCCAACTAATTTATCATATTCATCCGCAGAGTCACGGATTGCTTTTTTCAATTCCTCAATATCCCACTCTATTTCTTCAGAGTTTGAATCCTGAGAAGGTATCTTTTTTGACATCTTGTTTGATTCCTCCGACAACATAACTTTCTACCTCTGTTTCTTGTGGTGCAACTTGTAATCCCTTAGAACTAATCCAGTGTTGTGTCCAAGGTAATGGATTATTTCTTGCAGGAATATCATAAACAGGTTTTAAACCGATTGCTTTCATTCTCTTATTTGCAATCCATTCAACATATTGATGAAGCAATTTGTCATTAAGACCAATCATACTACCATCTTTGAATAGATATTCTGCCCAGATTTTTTCTTCATTT